GTTTCGCTCCTGTGATGATACAGACAATGTTACAGGAAAAGCATCCCAAGTGGAAGGTACACCAAGTAAACGCTTATGACCCTGTAACCTATGCTCCTACGTGGGTGGGTAAATATGATGATACTTACTTCTATGAGTTGGTGTATGGTGCAGACGGCATAGGTGAATTAGCTGCTAATGCTGAGTATAACAATAGTCCCTACATTGAGGGGGTAATTTTTAAAGAGGAGCAATTCCAATGGGTAAAACTTCCACAACTTCGTACTATGGAGTACATCATCGGGCATTGGGATATTGCCTACGCAGGCAATGCCACCAGTGACTACAACGCAGTAGTAGTGCAGGGTATTAAAGAGCGTAAGTTCTATGTGATTGATACCTTTTGTAGGCAGACGAAAATGAGGGCAGCTGTAGAATGGATGTGTCAGTTTCAAAAGCACCTACCTGCAGGGGTAGTGGCACACTGGCAGTACGAAGCGCAGTTTTGGAATGATGAGGTACAGCGTACTATTCGAGAGGTGGAAAAGGAAACAGGCATTACCCTTAACCTTACCAAGCGTACCCTTGATCGTACCCGTAAGATAGACCGCATTATGAGTATGCAGCCTTACTATCAGAATGGGCGTGTCTTCTACAATGAAGCCCTCAAGGGCTCGGTGGATATGCAAACAGGTACAGGACAACTCAAGAGTATAGAACCCCAGTACAAAACTCACGACGACTGGCCCGATGCACACCAAATATGTACTACCGACCTTGAAGCCTATATGCCTAACAATAGCTTTAAAGTGCTAATGGGTAAAATGAAAACCTTTAATCGCTGGTAAGTGGTAAGGCGATTAATCACTAATCATTAAATATAAATCATTAAAATGATATACCTAAGAAAAGAAAACCTTATCTCCAAAGCCTTTGAGCGGGCAATTGATGAGAGTAGCCAAGACTTTGAGCAGGCCCTCACCGAGAGTGAAGCCGAACATATTGCTGTCTTTAAAACCCTTTTAAAGAGGTATTATGATGTGGAGACCATTTTTGACCCGGAACGCCCTCACTACAATGTACTATTGGCACGTATGCTTACCTTCTTTGTCCTCTCTGATGTCTTTTCACGCAACGCCTATCGCAAGTATAACCCTAACAGCAATACCGAAAAACAAAAAGAATGGGCGGAGGGTATGTTGGACAAACTCTCCAAAGGAATTTACATTTTAGAAGACTTACCCAAGCCTCCTGCCAATGAGCAAAAGGGAAGCTCGGCACGCTTCCTCTATGGTAACCTTACTAACAAAGACTTTTATATCTAATAAACAATGAATATATTACAGAAAGCCTATAACCGTGTGCAAGCCTATTTTGTGACTAAAGCTCCTTTTACAATGCTTAAGGTAGCCTTGGCGGGGCGTAACAATAGTGCACCTTCACAGAATATCAGCTACCAAGCCAAAATGTTGCGAGTGGAAACCCTCCAAGATTGGAAAATGGGGGTAATGCTCGCTACTAACCCCGACAATCCCGAAAAGCTAAAGCTACGCCAATTATATGACAACCTAGAGCAAGATAACCATCTTGGCTCAGTGATTGAAAGTCGTATCGCCAAAACACAGCAGTCACCTTTTCGTCTTGTGAACACTAAGAAAGAACGCAACGAGGAGGCTAAGGAACTGTTAGAAACTATGTGGTTTCAAGACTTTATCAAACTTGTACTGATGAGTAAGTTTCAAGGTACTACCCTTATTGAGCTTTTTAATACCGATGAGAACGGCGAGCTTACCGAAGTAACCGAGATAGGGCAAGCCTACTTTAACCCCCTCAAAGGTATTGTACTCAAGGAAGCAGGCGACACTACAGGCACTCCCTACAAAGAAGGTAACCTTGCTAACTTCTATATCCAAGTGGGCAAGGACTACAACGATTTAGGACAATATGCCTTAGCTGCCCCTATTATCTTAGCCAAAAAGCTTGGCTTAGGTTCGTGGCTTGACTTCATTGAAAAGTACGGCGTGCCTCCTCTGTTTATCACTACAGAAAGAGAAGACGATACACGCCTTAATGAACTCTTTGAAATGGCTACCAACTTCAAACGCAATGCCTTTATGGTAGGGCGTGGCAATGAAAAATTTGAGGTGCCTAACATCTCACAAAACAACAATGCTGAAGTCTTTGACACTCTCATCAAGCGTGCCGATAATGAAATATCTAAACGATTTTTAGGCGGAACTGGTCTCACCGATGAGAAAGGCTTTGTGGGTTCGGTAGAGGTGCAGTTTGAACTGGCTTCCTACCGTTTTCAAAGCGACAAACTGCTTGTAAAGCATATCATCAATAAGAAGCTCATACCGCTATTAGTGAAACTCTCACCTGTTTATGCACCTTTAAAAGATTTGCGTTTTGAGTGGGACGACGAAGAACCCCTAACAGCTGAGAAGTTCTGTAAGATGGTAGATACATTAGGCGCTTATTATGATTTTGACCCTGAACAAGTAGAAACCATTACTGGACTCAAGATAGTAGGCATAAAAAGCCAAACCCCTAACCTTCCATCCGTGGAAGACTCAAAAAAAAAAGCCTATACAGTAGCCCTCTAAATGAGCGTTGGCAACTGCACCGAGCTCTTTTGCGCACAGAGGAACTCTACACTCATAACCATTGTGAGTGTGATCACGACATCCATGCCTTGGACCTTACAGGTTGGCTAAAGGTAATGGAGCAAATTGCCAAAGATAGGTATGAGGGGAATCTCAAAAAAGGAGAACTATCCGATGAGTACATTTTAGAAACCTACAAAGAACTCAATGGCGCTATGTGGAAAGGTTTTGGAAAAGATAGCTTCAAGGTAAATAAGCAAACGGGAGCTATCTCTCCCGAAGTACTCCAAATGCAGCGTAACCTATACAAGTTTAGCGGGGCAAAAAACTATGTACTCCTACAGCAGATAAATGAAATCTTACGTTCAGACAAAGGCAAAAATTGGCAAACATTCCTACAAGAAGTGCAGCAGCTAAACCCTAAGTACAACAAGAACTACTTGCAAGCTGAGTGGCAAACAGCCAAACAAGCGGGCTACCATGCCGCTAATTGGCAGGAATATATGCGTATGAAGGACATCTACCCTAACTTAAAGTATATGACTGTAAAGGACAACAAAGTAAGGGAGAGCCACCAACTGTTAGAAGGATTTATAGCTCCTATTGACAGCAACTTTTGGAAAGTATGCTACCCACCCAATGGCTGGCGTTGCCGTTGCTACGTAGTCCAGACAGCCGAACCAGCTTCACAGGAACGCATTGCCCCTAGTACTCTTAGTGAGAAAGACTTCCCTAAAGAGTTTCGTGGCAATGTAGCTATTAGCGGGCAAGTGTTCAAAGAGGATAGTACAAACCAGGGCAAACCTCACCCTTACTTTGCCCTCGCTTTAGATGCCAATAGCGACACCAAAAAAGCCTTTGAACTAAGCAAATTAAAAGCACCCTATACAGAAGTCTATGAGGCTAAAAATGGGGCAGTGGTAAAGGTAAGCCCCTTTGCTGACGAAAGCGACCTTGCTAAAAACCTTAAAAGTGCTATTATCATTGCCGATAACTTGGGGGTGAGTATGAATATACGCCCGCATTTAGAAATACAAAATCATAAGAACCCCGAATATGAAATGAATGGTATTATTGGCGATAGGGCAGAACCTAAGTCCGATAACATTAAAAAAGGAATTAGCAACACCTTCGATAAGAAATTAGGTAAGAAAGGGCAGTTAAAAGAACAAAAAAGCACTTTTATTGTGATAGATATAAGTGGGTACGAGCTAACCAAAGAGAATATAGAAGCTGTTGTAAACCAAAGTTGGTCTAAAATCAATTATTACAAAGATTATTTGGAATGTTTTTTCTTAGTTCATAAGGATAATGCTATAATGCTAAAGACTGAATTGTTAAATAAGGGGTATGAAGAGTACAAAAAAGAAGTCTTGAAAATACAGAAAAGCAAGACCTAAGTCCTGCTTTTCTGGGTCGGCGTTGAATTTCTTCGCCACCTAACCTTTCGGCTGTTGCAAAGGTACAAAAACTTTTTTAAATAGCAATTAAAAATGATTTAAATTCTATTTTATGGTAAACTTTCAGACGCCTAACTTTGAATCTATGGCGCGGGAGATATTTAAGAGTATATCCCCTAAGGTCGCCCAAAAGGCGCGGGCTTTCTTTCTACAATCTTTCATAAAACAGGGATTTACGGATACTTCATTCATTCCTTGGGTGAAGCGTGTAGATGCATTGCCTCATAAGTTACTATCACAATCACTTACCCTCAAAAATAGCTTGCGTATAGCTGAACAATCTCCTGAAAGGGTAGTGATTTCAGCTGGTGAAAAATTGAGCTATGCAGCTATACACAATGAGGGAGGGACGATCACCGTAAAGGTAACCGAGAAAATGCGAAAATACTTTTGGGCTATGTACTATAAGACACAGAATAGTCGCTACAAGTGGATGGCACTGACCGAAAAGGAAACCCTTACTATTCATATACCTAAAAGGCAATTTATAGGGGAAAGTTATACCTTGGACAAACAATTGGAAAAGCTCATCATAGAGGAAATACTACAAGCAGAAAAACACTTAACTTTTGAATAATGGAACACTGGCAAAACTTATATATAGAACTCGCTGAGCGTATCAATGAGAAGCTACCCGAAATTCAATGGATAGACCTTTGGCATAACCAAGTAGGCTTCTTGGCCGAAGAACATCCCTTTGGTACGCCTGCTGTATTTATTGGGTTTCGCACCTCACAAATCAATGATATAGGCGAACTGGTACAGATAGTAGACCTGCAAGTTGATTTTTATTTGTATTACGAGACTTTTTTAGATACCTTCAAGGGGGCTTATAACCAGGAGGGGGCGTTGGATTTTACCAAGAGCTTAGACGCCCTTTTTGGTAACTTTCACGGCACATCGGGCAGAAACTATAGCAGTATGCGCCGTATAGCTTTCGCCCCTGTGGATACAGGCACCGCAGGCAATCTATACCAGGTTACTTTTGAATGTAAATTGCACGATAGTAGTGCCATGAAGTACTATGAACCTACTCAGGTGCGTTTAATGGTGGAAGACGAAGATAATAGGTTTTTTGTAGGAGTAGATTAGACCCTATTGAAGATAATGTTTTCAATAGTTCTCTCTGAGCGAAAGAACTTCTCTGAAAGTGTAGCCACTATATAGCTATGAGTGTATTTTTTTTGCTCTGATAGTTTATAGTACTCCTCTCGGATAAGATTGTAGAATAGCAATGTAAATCGTCGTTGTTGTTTTGTTGTGGCTCCCATTTTATTCCTCTTTTAGACTGCAAAATTAAAAAAACGTCTGCTATTATCCAAATCGGATTTTAGCAGACGTTGTTAGCTTGGGTCAATGTTTTTTATCTCGCTTCAATAACCTTGCTATCTCTTCATTGTAGCTTTCCGTTCGGCTTTCTTGGTAGCGGAAGTTCTCATGATCTTGACTGCTCTCACTGATTACAACTTCTGTGCGCTCTTGCTCATATTTGCGAAAGATAGTCATCAGCTTTGGCATACTGATACGCTCGTATAGCTCGCCAAACTCACCAGATATAATCCTCTTGAAGATAAGTGAGAGTTCTGAGAGCTTCAGAAACGAATAATCTGTGATGATTTGCTCTGTACATAGGGTTATTTGCGCTTCGGAGAGGGGATTTTTAAGATTCAATAGTTCGTTAAGCTCAATAAGCCACAAAGCAATATAATTTCGTAAAAACGTTTGTCCCTTACCTTTCTTGATATCGACCAAAGTAACTGTTTTTCGATTCACGGCATCGCTCACTCCTTTGAGTGTTACACTGCGTATGAGGCAGTTATTCGGAGAATAGTCCTGTAAGAATTTTTCGTTTGAAATCGTCGCTAACTGTTGGCTTGGCGCGACTATTACCTCGTTTTGCATTTTGTAATATCTTGTTTAATTGTGAATTGATATATTTCAAATCGGTGTTTCGTTGATGGAACTCGTCTAACTTTTGCCAATTGCTGAGTAGGTACTGCCAAGTGGATAAGGCCTCTGTCTCATCGGCTGAGTTGCTCGTAAGATAGGTGATAATCTCCTTAAGAGCTTTGCCGTCAGCACCTGTAAATTTGGGAGCAAAGCCAAACAATCTGTTATAGAAAGCAAACCATTCGTCTAAGAATAGGGCGTATAAGCTCGGCGGGTTCGCCTCTTCCTCTCGATAGGTTACCCTATCTCCCCACACCCCCTGCCACTCCTCTATGAGATTCTCTAAGGGAGGAATAAGCAGGCCTATTTGTTTGAGATACTCGCCCTCCAATATGCCTTTTTTGACTTCCATTTTTTGGAACTTTCCTCCTTTATAGGTCAGCTTTAGCACAACGGCACAACTGCGTATGGTTACTATATAGGTCATTTTTATTTTGTTTAATAATTAAAAACTTTCCTTTTCAACATTTATTGTAATGTTATCTTCATCGAAGTACTTAATGATGTATATCGTCTTTCCTTCACGGAGGATAACAGAGGAGGGTAGTTTGCTAATTTGGTTACGAAAGTAATGAAAGATGTTATATATACCTTTTTTAAAAAATCTCACATCAGTTTTGGCCTTATTTAGTTCCTCTTCTAATTTTTCAACTTTTTCTTCCGCTTTTATAGTTATACTGCACAAACGCAATAGCTCTTTTTTTGCTTGTTGAGGGTTACCATTAATTCTATCGCATATTGAGGAGTAACTTATATCATAATCGTCTATTTCCATTGTATTTGTTTTTTTAGTGTTATACTTCTACTTTTGTTTTAGTGAGTTGTTTCCCACAATCTTGGCAAAACACAGCAGTTATCACTACAGTACAATGCCCTCCTATAGTGCGTAATACTTGGTGTTTGTGAGGGCATTTGTCATTGGTCACTTGTCTTTTGTCACTTCTTTTCATATCGTTTCTCAATTATTTTTTCTAACGCTCCTATTACCTTACTGACTTCCTTAGTAGTCATTTCTTTTAAGGGCTTTTGTATGGGACACCTCTTACTTAGCAGAAACCTACCCAATCTTCCAAGGTCTGGAATCTTAGGATTATCCTCTCGTACCCAGCCCAATTCGTGGCATTTTGCCAGTAGGCTAAGGTGTTGTGCATTATGGCTATCAAAATACGCCTCCCTAGCGTAATTATACTCTAGCCAATCTAATAGCCCAAAGAAATCTCCTTCAGTTAGTTCCTTGCTAGAGCTTAACTCTCTTTGAGCGGAATCTGATAAGAAAACCATTCGTTCCTCTCTGTCCTTAAACATCTTTCCTAAGAGGCTCTGTAGGATCTTTAGTTGTCGTGTGCTAATCATTTCAAATCATTTTTAAGTTTAATAAAATAAGCAGGTATTAGCCGAAATGCGTTAAACTCAATACCACATAGATAGTGGATGTAATCCCTTTTTGAGTATTGTTGAAAAGAAACATCTAAGGCCTTACATCGGGGATACTCTTTGTTTAACTCTTTGGCTTTTTCAATGATGTATCGCTTTATTTTATCTAAATCGGAGGCTTGATACAACTCTCCTTCCATTCCTCTTAGAAATTCGGAAAATTCAGCTTGCAACTTATTTTTTGTTTGTGTGCCATTGCCAAAAAAGCAATAATAATGTGTTGGTTTTTCTTTCATTTTAAATCGTTTTTAAAGGTTATTTAAAACCCTGCCTTAGGGGGTCTCTTATGGGCGTCCCCTTAATACAAAACAACACACTAAGGTCAGGGTATCTAATAATCGTCCGCAGTGGCTTACCGCTAATCAATAGAGAAGTTGAAGTTTACTCTTTTTTCTATACCATTCTCAAATTTGACCAACTTATACCCACGTATATACATACTCGTACGTATATCTACGATGGCGTTCTCTATGATCTCCATACCCTCATCAAAGAGGGCACTGTTAGCCTTTTGCCTTAGCGTGCCTAACTTGCGCACCTCTCGTGGGTTTAGGTTCCCTTGTGCATCTGTCCTTAATGCTGTATTAAGGAACTCCAATAGGAGTTTTTCTTTTTCAGTATCTCCCGCCAAGGACGACATATAGGTTTTTATCTTCTTAAGCCCTTCGCTCTCTGTACCATTAAAGGCGGGGCGTACATTCCAACCTATACGGATACTCGCCGACCCATCTGCTTTGGTAAAGGTATGCGAATCCTGTTCCTCTTTCTGAGTGCCGTATAGCTCGGCACGGAGAGCTATGATAGTCTTCGCCTCTTGGAAGAGTTTCGCTACCAAATCCTCTACATCCTCCCGTTGCGAAAGGCAGAACCCAATGTTATCATCTACCAATTCTGCTTCAAGCTCCAAAAGTGTCTGTCTGCTCTGTTGTTTGGCTAATTTCTCTGCTCTTTGCTTCTCTTTGAGTTGCTCTTGTAACTTCTTTAAGTCCTCAGCACTCATCTGTGATAAATCTACACTCATTTTATTATCTTTTTTAATTGTTATTATTCGTCTATTTCTACCTCATATTCCCAATCCATGGCATCATCTTCCCTTATGTTGTCTATTAGCCATCCAAAAACTTCTTCATACTCATCAGAGTTGCCAAGTCCAATAGTAATTCCATATTTTGACATTTTATCTAATTGCTCAAAAACCTTATCGGGGACTTCTACACCCCCAAGCCCTACCGTGTAGGTTACTGTTACGCTTAAATCTTTAATAATTCTCATTTTTTAATATGTTTAAAAATTATCTTGCTACTTTTGCTTTAAATAGCTTGTTGGTCTCTACCGGTTCCCATCCCTTTTCGGCTTCGTTGTACCACATCAGCACCCTGTCCTGATCGTACCTAAGATAAGGAGACTCCCACTTGTTCTCTTGGATCCATTCGTAAATGGTCAGTACCACTATTGGTACACTTGTCCTATAGCCGGCATGATACTGGTGTATCATGGTACGCTCTTCTGCTGTTAAGGCTTGTAAGAAATTATCAAGCCGAAGTACTTCCATATATAGATTTTTCATTGACTGTTGATTTTAGTTTTTTACTCTTTTCTATTAGTTGCAATATAGTCTTTGGGTATATATGATTAATATGCTCCGCTGCAAGACCTATCATTAGTTCTATATCCGATCGGTCAAATACGCCCTCTCTGAGTGCCTTTCCATAATAGTATTCTATATCACGCTCCACATACACTTCCCAGTGTTGTAGATACCAATTTATCAGATGGTCATTTAGCTTTAAGTCTAATACATCTTTTGAAATTTGCTTTGTTTTATTCACAATATCACACCAATCCTCGAAGTACAGCCATTGTAAATGCTCATACCCTAAAGGTTTATAGTCCAAGTAGTACAGCAGGCAGTGCCTAAATGTCTTTTGCTTTTCTATAGTTCCCATATTTTATTATCTATTATCTAATCATTTTTAACTCTCTTTCCCCCGCTTTGCTTTCGGAGATGATGTAGGGTTCCAACTCGTTCCCTCCTGTTCGTGTCTTGTCTATATAAGCCTTGAAGTCTTTCACTAATACTCTATTTTGGCAAAACCAATAAAACTCCTCCGCTACAGCTCCCTTGGGCATTCCCTTACTCATTTGTGAAATTCCGATAAAGAGGGTTTGAGGAAATTGCCGAATAAGTTCGTGATAAGCTGCCGCCTTTTGTCCTCTAAAACAAGCCTGCACGCTGTCTATAAATACTATCTTAGGTTGTTGTGGGCGACTAAGGCGTTGTATAAGCTTGTCCAAAGGCTCTCCACACACCAAATATCTATTTTTGTACTGTTTAAGCCCTGTACGCTCCAAGTTAGTAAGTAGCGAAAGGCTCCCACACTCCTCCATGGAATTGTATAATACCTTTTCTCCCTGGCATAACTCTCGCATTAATTGCAGTGCATAAGTTGTCTTGCCATGTCCCGAATCCCCATAGATAAGGATACTTCCCGCTCGCTCTATCTCCCCTAAGTGTTCTTTCCATCCCCCTTTCAGAGGCAATGTCTTATATTTCTTTCTCGCCAAGTCCTCATAGGTGTAAGCCCTTGGTATTACTGCTTTCTCTGTATCGT